ATGGAGGCGCTGTCGAAGCTGATATATTTATAAATGGAAACGTGTCGACTGGTTATAGAATACCAGCAAACTCGTTCGTTTTAAGAAACGGGAAAAATTTCCCGATGAGCCTCGGTGTCAACAATTACGCTTACCTTACTATTACTACCGACGGGCATGTAGGCATAGGAGCGCCATACACAAATGCAGAAGTTGTAGAGAGATTAACTGTTGGTGGTAATATCAGTGCCCGGGGGTCGATAAAGGCTTCACAGACAAATTATACAACATTAACAGATGCAGCAGAAATGGCATGGGATGCATGTAATGGTCATGCCGCTACTGTAACGTTAGGTGGTAATAGAGCTCTACATAACCCATCTAATTTAGCTCAAGGCTCTTATCTATTAAAGGTGGTGCAAGATGGTACCGGGTCCAGAACACTTTCTACCGGGTTTGCGTATCATTGGCCAGGTGGGGTCGCACCTACATTAACAACAACTGCAGCTGCTGTAGATGTATTAACATTCTGGAGTGATGGTACCAATCTATACGGCGGGGTGCAGTATAACTTCTCATTACCAAGCTAATGTTTATATCCCCTACAAATATAACCACCGGGATGAGCGTGACAGATAATGGCACCGGTGCGTATGGTTTTATGCTTGATCAATTCCCTGGGGCTGATGTTGCATTATCTATGCGTAGATTAAGCACAGGTTATAATGGCCCGGTGATGAGAATACGTCGAGAAATAGATGATGAAGAAGCAGATGTACACTTTGATGCTAGACATTATTATTCTTTAGATTGCCCTGTCGATAACTTTTCTAGTGGCTCAAATTCGACAAATTTAGGGGAATTTATGAAGTCTGCGGACTATGCCAATCCGGATAGTTTAGGATCAGTCTCCGATGGACGTATGAGAACATGGTATGATCAAAGCGGGAATTCTAATGACGCAGTTCGAACTACAGCAACCCGGCAACCACGTGCAGTATATTCTTCAAATCTAGGAGTAGGTGAAAATGGTATGAGTTACGGGTATACTGCTGACCGGGAAGCCGGTACACCAGCAATGTACATAGCTACTGATTCTATGCACATTGCTCAGTGGGGTACAATATCACATCCAATGAGCATTACAATAGTAGGTGCGGATACTTCTGCAGGCGGTGGTAGTAACAAATATTTTTGGGAGGGTACAACTTCTAGTACACGAAATATTGTTGGTGGTTTTTATAGTAACGACGATTCGGGAATGTATGCAGGGTCTTATGTGGTAATTGTGGACTCTAATAAGACAGCAGGTAATAAAATTTATTTTGGGGTTTGGAATGGCACTGCATCTGTGTTCAAGTTAAATGATGAAGATGCATTTGGCGCGGTTGGAGATAATGATCAATATGGCGCGACACTATTCGCAAGATATAATGAGTCAACTAGCTTTATGAGCGGTTATGTTAATGAATATATATTTTGGCCTACAGACCAGAGATCTTTATCCGCTGAAATATCTAAAGCACAGAATAATTTTTTCCAAAGATACTAATGTACTTAATATATGACAATGAAACAGATGCGCTAGCTCGTAGTGACCAAGCTGGAATAGATAGGGGTCTCGCGTATCACAAAGGAGATCCAAATGGTACCCGATATATATGGGGCGTTATAGTAGAGGAAACGGATACTAATCCACGAGCAGCGTTAGATGTGGTAACAGAGGACGGAAAAGATTACAGAAATCTTTTGACAGCTGCAGAGACTAGCGCATTGCTAGATGATCTTCCCGATGATTGGATACAGACTACTGACGATTAGTCCTATAGATAACCCATATTTACAAGGCGTCTAATATCTGGGCCAACAGCATCTGTGCTCTCAGTAGTTCCTGGCTCAGACATATCACATGGTTGAGTAGGTGCTACGGGCTGGTTACCGTTGGCGCCAACTGTATATGCTGAGACCGCATATCGTACAGATGTACGATCACCGTATATAACTGAACAGTCAAAAGCTGCTGAAATAGTTGTAGCTATAACTGTATTTGTACCGCCTCCAAGATGTGGAGCACTTAAAGAGATACACCGGGTGGATACACTGTTCATACTAGTTTGCCCACCTGTATAATTAAACAATACACCAACAGCTGAAATTGCTTTCTCACCGGTGTCAATACCACCTACAGAACCTTTCCTCCCAGGTGATATAAGACCGACCACAGTTTTGGTTGTTTTCGGGTCGACTGCAGAAACGGTCATTCCGTATGATTGTGATGCAGCGGTTGGAATAATGTTTGGTTTTGCGAACCATTCATCATTTTCAGATAATGCATAAACCCCTTGATCAAAAGATATAAAGTGTGCCATAAGAATATTTATGGTAATTTGTGGCTATTTACGTGAACTTAAACAAAAAAAAACGGTGGGACTTTCGTCCCACCGTTTTTAAGTTTGTCTCTCGACTGCTGCTTAATCAGCGACATTCTAATATTAGAAGTACACTGACTGAGAAGCTGGAGTGAACGCGATACCGAGTCCCTGAACAATAATGACATGATAGTAGAGATTTGCTCCAAAGATGTTGTCAACAACACCATAACGAGTAAGCAAGCCAACGCGTGGCGCAAAGTCGTTCGGACCAATAGTTCTCTGTACCATGACAGGAATGTAAGGACAATAAATGATACCAGTATCGTAGAATTCAGGGCCTTTATAGCCAAGAAGCGCATATTCAATACCAGTCGTGGGCGATTGCCCAGTGTAGTAGTTTGGAGAATATTCGCTTGAGTTCTGAACTTCAGTACGAGTATCACGGTAAACGTTGAATCTTCCACCAAGTGAACCAACCTTTGCAATACCAACAGGCTGTGTGTTAACATCACCCTGTACAGGCACCCACTGAAATTCAGGGAGCATCTCGAGGATGGCGCAAACACGAGGAGTTGCTACAATAAAGTTAGCAGCTCCACGTCTGTTACGTACGGCAATACGATTGGCTTCGATGATAAGACGTTGATAGAAGTCCCTATTACGTTCGACCATCCAACGACCATCTGCAGAAGCAGGTGACCAGATTGAATAGCCTCTAGTTAATCCAGCTGTGAGACAGGTCTGAATCATTCTCATGAGCATTTCACGGTCGATTTCAGCTTGAATCTCGTACGACATAGCGTTCGTGATTTCAGCATCAATATCGATACCGTTCATGTTCTTAAGATCTTGCTCAAGTTCAACAGACCAACGGGCACCCAATTTACGGGTACCAGCCTCAACGGCTGTCTTCTCGAACTTAACCTCGACCTGAGGAATGTTTCCAGTAATCTCAAAAGCAGAAAGAACGTTTGCAACACCTTTATCTTGATTTGCGAAAGTCCAGTAGCTACCATCGCCACTAAGGCTGGTGGATGACATACCGGTAAATCGCGTATCAAGGAGTTGGTATCCGAGCTCCGTACTAGGGAGATCCGTAGCACCGTTGTAGGTACGACCTTGCCCCGTAGGGGTAAGGGATGTTCCTGTTCCTCCAGAAGATGCGCTCTTACCATCAGTACCGGTACCAAGAGTATCAGACTGATAGGCATAGCGAAGAGCGAATGCCAGTCCAACAGGACCAGACATAGGCTGCACACCAACGATTTCGTTGGTGATCAATTCGGGGAAGGTACGACGAATCATCGGAATAAGGACCTTAGGAAGACGAGCATCACCAGTCGCATAAGTGTCACCTGATCCAATACCACCCCCCATGGGGTTGTAAATAGATCCGGTAGTAACACCACCACCGAAAGAGCCATCAGCTCCAGCGGTGTTTTCTTCAATACACCACTTTTCTTGGTTTTCAAGAAGAATGGCGGTATTTAAGCGAGTATGATCGTCTTCAATAGGCTTAACACTATCAGAAGAATATTCAAGAACAGGAGCCCACTTTTCAAGTAGGACATCTGCTCTATCTCTATCGATAAATGATTGTGGTTTGTTCATATTAGACGTTTCCTTTCATTTTTTACCTCATGGGATCAAGTCCCAAGTTACTCAGGTGACAAGCACCTCATTGTTCAGGGTTAGAAATTATTTGTGGTGGCGTTGTAACTCCTCCAAATAAGGGTTGCGCACTGCGTTTTCTTTTTTCTTTTCTGAAATTCTTGGTCGTGGGGCATCAGCTTTGACCTTGCGTCTTGTAAAGGCTTGCTCTTTAATTACACTAATTCTTTGTCTTTCCTTTTTGTCAAAGAGCCTCTCAGTGTATTCGTAATTTTCTGCAATAAACTTCGGTGATTTATCACTAAGAATCCTTATCATATATTCTTTCTTCTTACCGGACAGGTGTGAAGTTTTAGATTCTAATATTAAATCAGCTTTTGTAGTAGTATAAGCTTCTTTAAGCAGTTTATTTTCTTTTTCAAGCTTTGTAACTTTTTGGTCTAAGTCATCAATTTGTGTCTTACCATCAACAACAGCTTCTTTAACTGACTCACTCATAAGTGTCGAATCAACAGCAAGAACTTTTCTTAAGTTAGCAAGAACTTCTCTAGCAGTTCTGTTTTGAGTCGCTTCTAAAATAGCCTTTGCAGGAATAGCTTCATCAACATACTCTTCAATATAATCAGAAATAGACTCTACTAAAGTCTCTTTAAATCCATTAGCTTTAGAATTAAGCTCCTTGTCATATCGCTTAATAACTTTAATTAACTTAGTAGCATTGTTATGATCAACTGCCTCTACCACTCTATTTAATTTAGATGTATGGTCTTTATCAATTGCAGTAACAAGTTCATGAAGCTTTTCAGCATATAAATCATCTTGTTGAGTTAAAGCTAATTCTACTTGTAAGTCTATTTTATCTTTAATAGCACCTTCTATAGCACCGACTGATTCCTCGGTGAGTATTTCTGTTGCTTCTTTAGGTAATAGTTGTTTTTCTGACATGATTAAAAAAGTGGTTTATCTGTAGCCTTATCGATTTTGTTTGTTATCTTATCTTCAATGAGGCTCTTTAAATATTTATGTGCCCGGGCGTAATTTTTATTAGAAACCTCTTTTATAAACTTAGAAATTTTTGTTCTTTGTTTGGCCATAATATTATTTATTAAATTGACTTAATAAAACTTAGAATTCTATCACGTAAAAAGGTATCTACCTCCTTTTTAGGTAATTTTTGTAGTGATTTTTCAAAATTTTCGTAAACTTCCTCATATTTACCGTCTCCAACTACAACCCATTGCTT